GGCCTGTAAGGAGTAATACACAATGGCTATTAATCTTAGTCAGATTCGTGACCTTCTCCTTCCCGGTCTCCGTGGCGTTGAAGGCAAGTACACCCAGATTCCAAGCCAGTACGACAAGGTGTTTGAAATCACCAAGTCAAACATGGCTCTGGAACGCACCGCAGAAATGCGCTACCTTGGCCTCGCTGCTTTGAAGACTGAAGGTGGTAACACCCAGTTTGATAACGCCGCTGGCGAACGTTATGTCTACAATCAGGAACATAACGAAATCGCTCTCGGTTACGCGATCACCCGTAAGGCTATCGACGATAACCTGTACAAAGCGCAGTTCAAGCCAACCAACCTCGGCCTTGTGGAATCCTTCCATCAGACCAAGGAAATCTATTCCGCCAACGTTCTAAACACGGCTACGACCTACAACGCTGCAATCGGCGGCGACGGTGTCTCTCTCTGCTCCACCTCGCATCCTATTGACGGCACCACCATTGCCAACAAGCCAACTGTTGACGTTGACCTCAACGAAGCAACCTTGTTGAACGGTATGGTCTCGATTCGTCAGAACTTCCGTGACATTGCTGGCATCAAAATCTTCGCCCGTGGTCGCAAGCTGATTGTTCCTCCTTCTTTGGAACCAGTTGCTATCCGTCTGACGAAGACCCAGTTGCGTCCCGGCACTGCCGACAACGACGTGAACGCGATCCTCATGACCGCTGGCGGCTTGCCAGAAGGTTACATGGTCATGGACTTCCTGACTTCCAACTACGCTTGGTTCCTCCTGACCAACGTTAAGGGTCTGGTGTACATGGAACGCGTCCCCTTCGAAATGGATATGCAAGTCGACTTCACGACAGACAACCTGTTGGTGAAGGGCTACGAGCGTTATTCGGTCGGCTACTACAACTGGCGTTCGATCTACGGTTCATTCCCAACCTCGTAAGATTGGAGACAGCAAATGTCTATTACAGCTAACTCCGGTCCTTACATTTCGTTTGGGCAGAACACTATCGGCCTCGTAACGGATTATAACCCCGATCTCGGCCCGTCGCTCTTCTGGGGCGGCGTGGGCCGGATTGATCCACGTCCAAACTTCAACTACGTCCCGGGTCAGAACTTTGGAGCGTTTACTGCGGGTTTTGCAACATCTGATGCAATGACCATCAATTACGCTCCTTACACGTTGGGTAATGCTGCAATCGCAGCAGCCGCAAACGTCGTAAGCGGTACTGCAATGACCCTCGTGTCTACCAACTCCACCTCCACTGGTGTTTCGGTTGGTGCTTCTTGCACTAACTACAACACCGGAGCGGCTGTAACTGGTCTTCTGATGGTCGATGGCTTTGCGTCCTTCACGGGCGTGATTGCCAGCAGCGTTCTGACGGTTTCGTCCCTCACGGGCACGATTTCCATTGGTATGACTGTTACTGGTACTGGTGTTAACACTGGTACAACCATTGTGAACCAGCTTACTGGTCCTGCTGGTGGTGCTGGCACTTATACCGTGCAGGGTGATGATACTGCGTCTTCGACTACTATGACGGCGCAGGCTACTGGCACAACCGCTCTTGCGCAGCCATTCGGTCAGTCGAATACCATTTCTTTGTGGAATCCGCAGGCTATGGTTTCTCGTGCAGTGAGCGTCACTGGTTCCGCATCTGCTACGGGCGGCAATATTCTGATTAGCGGATACGACATTTATGGCGTACCAATGTCGGAAGTGATTGCGGCTCCTGCAAGTGCGACAACTGTCAACGGAAAGAAAGCGTTTAAGTATATTTCGTCGGTTGTCCCGGCGTTTACTGACGCGCACAACTACTCCATTGGCACAACCGACATCTACGGTTTCCCACTTCGTTCCGATAACTTTGGCGATTTAGCAATTAACTACAATGCCACTGGCATCACTGCGAATACGGGTTATACCGCTGCTGTCACAACCAGTCCTGCTACTACTAGCACAGGTGACGTTCGCGGCACCTATGCCTTGCAGTCGGCTGCTGACGCCTCCAAGCGTTTGGTTGTCCGCCAGTTTATTACTCCAGCCAACATTGGTTCCATTACGGGCCTGTTTGGCGTTACCCAAGCATAATGAGGACATGACCCATGAAGGCTCATAAATCACACGGCATGCACCACGAACATCATGGTCATCATGAGCATGACATTCATGCGCATGTCAAAAAGCACTCGATGAAGCATCACCGTAAGGCTCACAAGCGCGGCGGTAAAGTGGAAGAAGGTCATGAAGTCCATGACGAAACCCCACGTGATGTTTACGCTGGCGCAAACTCCAATGTTGTTAAAGAAGCCGCTCACAAGAAGCGTGGCGGTGCCTTGAAGCACAAGCATGTGGATGCACACGGCCACATGGCCAAACACCGTCTTGATCGTCCTGCTCGTAAGCATGGCGGCAAGGTGGGTTCGGACATGAGCCCATTCTCTTCGGCACACGCTGTTAAGACCCCTGCGGGTCGTGACGTGGGTCCGGGGGAGTCCTGAGCCGTCCACACCACGAAAGTGGGGGCGGCGTGAAGTGGATACAGGGTGCAATTAAGCACCCGGGTGCCCTTCATAAACAGCTTCACGTTCCGGCGGGGGAGAAAATCCCCGCCAAGAAGCTAGAGAAAGCGGCGCATAGCGACAACCCCTTGCTTGCGAAACGTGCCAATCTAGCCAAGACGTTGAAGAAGATGCACCATTCTTAAAAGGGGGGCTAACGCCCCCTTTTTTCATTTGGAGAGACGGATGTCCACACCAGCTTGGCAACGATCAGAAGGCAAGAGTCCGTCCGGCGGGTTAAACGCCAAGGGGCGCGAATCCTACCATCACGAAACTGGCGGTACTCTTAAAGCACCGACCAAAGACACGCATAACTCACGGCATCATTCATTTTGTAGCCGGATGGAAGGTATGCGGTCTAAATTGACCAATCACAAAAACGCTCATGATCCGGATAGCCGGATTAACAAAGCATTGCGCAAGTGGGGCTGCTAATGGAAAAGAAACCATTTTGGGAACATCCGCAGGAAAAAGATGCCCATCACAAGCATTTGAGCGCAAAACAAAAAGCTACGGCTAAAGCACACGCTAGAGCGGCTGGCAGACCCTACCCAAATCTGGTAGACAATGCAGCTATGGCTCGAAAGAAGGGTAAATAACATGCGTTCTATAATCGTTAATTGCGGTCCATACGCAGCACCAAGCGCGACAAACATTCGCACCGCATCTTCCATTGCTGCGGCTGGAGCAGTAACGCTTAATGGTTCGTTGGTTTCCGGCGGTGTAGCAACGCTTGATCAGCCTCGTCGCGTTCTTTTTACGTCTGCGGGTAATGACAGCGGCATTACTTTTACCGTTACTGGCACAGACTGGAACAACCAGTCCGCATCCGAAGTTTTGACTGGCGCAAACGCATCTACAGTTTATACCATTTACGACTTTAAAACCGTAACATCCGTTGTTGCTTCTGGCGCGTCCGCAGGGACCGTAAGCATTGGTACCAACGGTATTGCATCCAGCCGCCCCGTAAACCTTGACCTGTATGCTGACAGTAGCATTTACGTTCAAACGGATACGGGTGGATCGACGGCTATTACTTACTCGATCCAGTTGACTGGTGATAACCCCAATGATTCCTCGAACCCGGTGCCATATACATCTGTTCGTTGGATTAATTCCGGTACTGCTGCTCTTGTTAGCGCAACAACTGCCCAGAACGCCAACCAAGCTGGCATTCCAACAATGATGCGTGTGTATATTAGTAACGCTGGCTCCAATACGTCTGCCTCTGTCCATGTAAACTTTAACCAATCTGGCATGGTTTCTTACTAATTACATAGGAATTACATGACAACCAGCGGGACATACAACTTTAATCCCTCGTTAGGCGAATTGGTCCTCAATGCATTTGCGCGTTGTGGAATACGCCGTACTGCGCTGGTGCAAGAACACATGCAGGATGCCCGCATGGAAACCAATTTGATGTTGTCGAATTGGTCAAATCGCGGTGTAAATTTGTGGGAAGTGGATGTTCAGACGGTTCCCCTGATCCAAGGGGTAACGACCTATAGCGTCCCGTCTAATACAATTATGATATTGGACGCGTATATTTCGACTGGGTCCGAACAGGGCCAATTTGACCGCGTGATCATGCCAATCTCGCGTTCCGAATACAGTCAGACTCCAAATAAGAACCAACAGGCACCGCCCACCGTATTTTGGTTTGACCGCTTAATCAATCCAACGGTTACGTTGTGGCCAGTCCCGGACCAGACAAGCGTTTACACGCTTAAATACTACCGCGTAAAACAAATCCAAGATGCCAACTTGGAAAACGGGCAAACTGTCGATATCCCGTATCGTTGGTTTGACGCGTTTGCTGCGGGATTAGCATTTCGTCTCGCGGGAATTTATGCGCCGGATCGTGTGCCGATGCTTGGCACTAACGCTGAATCCGCGTATATGATTGCAGCTACGCAAGACACCGAAAACGTTCCGCTGTACTTAACCCCGGGGTTGTCCGGCTACTATAGGATGTAACAATGTCCTATCGGTTTCATGGTCGTGCAAATGTAGACCCAAATAATCCACGGGCCTTTGGGCGGTGTGATAGATGCGGGTTTATCTACAACCAAAGCTCACTTCGCTTTCAATTTGATTTCCGTGGCCCGCAGTTGCAGAACTTGCGGTTCTTGGTGTGCAATAATTGCTATGACAGGCCACAAACGCAATTGAAGCCCATCATTGTGACGCAAGACCCAACACCAATCATCAATGCGCGTCCGGAAGATTACGTTTACGCAAATTCCAATTATTTGGCGGCAACAGAACCGACAACAACGTATCAACAGACGGGCATTTCGGTTGATAATAGCATTGACTTGGTCACTGAAAACGAAATCAACATTGTTACGCAGCCAATTGGTGTGCCTACAGGATTGAACCCCAATGCCGTTATGCCGTTGCAGGGAACCACGCATTATGACGTTGTGCTTCCTGTCATTTCCATTACGGCCAACGGAACAACTGTTATTACCGTGACATGCAGTAGCGCACATGGATTGTCGAATAACTCGCAAGTTTCGGTAGAAAATTTGACCAATAATAAAGCTAGCGGGTTTTATTCTGTTACGGTTACAACCGCTACGGCATTTACCTACACTGTTGCATCGCCTATAGTAGCGGGAAGTTTGATTGACGGTAATACGCGTGTGGCGACCGCCAACGTTGGTTTGCCGACAGGGTTTACACAGATACCACAAGTCGGGGCTTTAAATGGCTAATATCTCAATCACCAACCTCCCCGCTGCGACATCCGTTTCCGGTACAGACTCGGTTCCTATCGTTCAAACGAGTACAAGTGTTCGCGCTACTTTGTCGCAGATTGCGGCTTACACGCAGTCTGTGTATCCAGCCCCGGGTGTATCTTCGATTGCGACATCCGGCCCCATCACTGGCGGGACGATTACGTCCACGGGGACTATAGGCCTTAGCACTGGCGGCGTGACCAATACGTATCTAGGCACAATGCCCACTTTGACCCTCAAAGGAAATAGCACAGGCGGCACTGCGTCTCCTTCTGATTTAAGCACGTCTACAGTTATGACGATGCTGGGGGCTGCTCCGTTGGCTTCGCCAACTTTTACGGGTACTCCGCTGGCTCCCACGCCATCAACTGGCGATAGTTCCACTCAAATTGCAACAACCGCATTTGTTAAGGCACAAAGTTATGGAACGGGTTCTGTCACGTCTGTTTCGGCTGGTAGCGGCTTATCGGGCGGCACAATTACGACAACTGGGACAATTTCATTACCGACTACGGGTGTAACGGCAGCATCGTACGGTTCTTCGTCTGCGGTTCCTACGTTTACCGTGGATACTTATGGTCGTATTACGGCAGCAAGCAACACAAACATTTCTACGTCCGCAATTGGTGCTGTCCCCACAAGCAGAACCATTTCGACATCCGGCGGTATATCCGGTGGGGGCGATCTGACGGCAGATAGGACTTTATCTCTTACCGCAATTGCTAACAATACACTGTTGGGCAATACGTCAGGCTCTAGCGCAAGCCCCTCCTCGACAACGTTGACCGCCTTACTGGACGCAACGCTTGGTAGCCAACAGGGCGACGTTGTCTATCGTGCGGGTTCTCTTTGGACAACTCTGACCCCGGGGGCGGCTGGGCAGCTTCTTGCTACGGGCGGCAGTGGCGGTAACCCTTATTGGGCATCCGTCGGCGGCACGGGTACTGTCCTGAGCATTGGTGCGGGCACTGGCCTGTCCAGCAGCACCACTAACCCAATTACAACTTCCGGCACGTTAAAAATTACAGACACCGGGGTGACAGCCGGAACATATGGTTCTCAAACTGCCGTACCGACAATTATCGTCAACGCGCAAGGTCAGTTAACTTCCGCTACAAATACAACCATTGCAATTGCGGCTTCACAAGTGACCAGCGGGTCATTTACGGTTGCGCAGGGCGGTACGGGCGCAACAACTTTTACCTTGAACGGAATCG